TGTAAATTTCATAGATATAGTTTTTGTATATTTCGGTTCGAATGCTGATAAAAGGTCGATACTTCACCAGCTTTCTATTTATGTCTTCCCAAAGAGGATCTTTGAGATGACTTCCCCAATATTTACAGCCGTCGATCAATTTATCGACTACCGACAGCGTGTCAAGGGATATCTTCCCAGAAAAATAATCTGAGATTATTTCGGGGTAGCCTTCTTTGACGATGATCGCTTGGTCGAAGTTTTTGTACTGCTTGATTTCTTCTTTGAAGCTGTAGTCGAAGCTTTGCTGGTACTTTTGCCACCTTTTGTGGATTTGCTCACCCCGTTCCGAGAGGATGTCAGTGACGAAGAAATTTGGATCATTTGCGAGTACAGAAACAAGCAGAGTGTGTACATTTGATCTAGAGGCCATTTTACTAAAGAGATAATTATCTCTCCGATTTTCAAAAGACTTTTCATTTGCCTTTACCTTTCCGTTATATTTAAAAAAATCATAGTCATCATTTGTGAAGTGTCGTTTGAGGGCTAAGTAGAGCTTGTAGCATTTAAATGGTGTCACAACAGAGCCGTGTTTGCATCCTTCTGGAGAAGATTATACTTTTGACTCTCAAGCTCCAGCTTAATTTTCAAAACTGGATTCTTCTTGATCATCTTATATATAATTTCTTCTTCTAGTTTCTCTTTTTTCATAATCTCCATGATAGCTTCCATGTAGGTTATGTCAGAGTCAAGTACCATATTCTCGACAGCAAGTCCAAAATTTCTGTATGTTTCTACTGAATTTTTCATAATTTTTAAATGAGGCCCAATTCATGTCTGGCTTCAAGATACTCCTTTACCAATCCACTACGAACAATGTCGTTAATGCCCATCTCAACATGAGTAAATGAAGGCATCAGTCGGATAATTTTAAATAGATTATTGATCCCACTTTCTTCGAGACCTTTTGTTGCAAAATCAGACTGTCTAAAATCACCACAAAGCAACATCCTTGATCCTTGACCCATACGAGTAATGACAGTTGATATCTCATGATCATTTAAGTTCTGAACTTCATCAACTATCACAACAGCATTTTCAAAAGTGATTCCACGCAAAAAAGAAGTAGGAGAAAAATCAATCATTTTTCTCATTTTTAGTTGTGTGTAAGCATCTTCTCGACCAAAAAGCTTTGAGCAAATTTCAAAATAAGGCTCTTCAAAAACTCTCATTTTATCTCTTGCAGAACCCGGCATAAATCCAAGTTCTCTTGCAGATACAGCACTTCTGATAATTATAATTTTTTCAATATCCGAATCTGAAAGAAGATCCTTCAAAGCCAAAAATAAACTGATAAACGTTTTTCCCGTACCCGGAAGTCCGTGAATCAGAATATGCTTTTTCTGAAAATACTGACTGAAAATCTTTTTTTGATTATCGGTCTTTGGTCTTACAAAATCTAAAGATAAAGTATTTTCGAATGTCTTTTTCTTTTGATCTTTGATATGACTGGCATTTTTTTGTCTTATTTTTCTAGCCATTCAATGTCCTAAAATGTATTTACGTTGCTTCCTCTATGTGCTTTTTTTGTCTCTTTTAAAAGATCCCTAAAAGAGTCATCCGGCTTTATTCTTCCCATCCTATGGGGATCAGCAAAGCCGGGAGTGGCAAGACATAGTTGAATATTATCATTTTCTTCTAAAAAAGAATCCCTATCAGAAAGAGACATCATTTCAGTAAACTGTTCGCCAGTTTCTTTATTTTTGAACGTATATGTTGGCATCAATTCCACCCATCCGCAAAATCATCTCTATAAGAATCATTTTTCTTTCGGCTTAAGTTTTTTTGTCTTTTGTATTTTTGGAGATTGATATCATTATATTCGTCCATGTACTCTTCATGAACAATATCTGATTTCTTATTAGATCGTCTTTTCATTTGAATAGGTCCGGAAATGCTCTTTCTGTTAATTTTTGTGTTACATTTTTAACTGGAATTTCTTTATCTTTCATACCAATTAAAATTTTTGCATCATCTTTATCTACCGTCTCCAACATTCCAATAAAAAGATCCTGTCTTTTAAGGTCTGTCAGATTTGGATTTCCACCCTCAATGAAAAGATAAATCTTTTTATAATGGTAATAAAGATTACCTTCTTGATCTGGAAAATCATTTTCCTTATATGGTGGAGATCCTTCAGGTAAAAGAAATTTAATTCTAGGATCAAATGCATACCTTAAAATAGCTCTCAGAGGGTTATTGCCTCTGTAACTTCTCATAACCTTCACTCTCTCTTGAAACGAAGACTGTTCACCAATCTCATTCAAAATTTGAGAAATACTTTTTCTAACCATTATTATCCTTACTCTCTACATATTTTTTAGTCATTTCAATAAGTTGGTCTCTATATTTATTATTTACAGAAACGAAGAGTTGAGTGCTAAATTCATCTCCCGAATAGCCAATTGGTTCAAAAAGATTGTCAAAAACAACAGAAAGATCATAGTCAACATTTTCAAGAATACAAAAAACAGAGTAAAGAGCTTCTTTAACCATAGTTAAACGTGGTTGAAGCTCGTTGAAAAACCCTTCATCTTCTGTGTCAACATTGTTCATGTGACCACTTCTTTCTATGATCCTCATGACAATTCCAAAAATCTCATTAGACATTTCATCACAATAAGCAGATCTAATACTAACCGATCCAACTTCTGGATCTTTTTCTAAGTTTAGACTTTCTGTTCTTTTTACAAACGTTATTACATTATTAGAGTTCATTTCTTTCCCATAAAATATTTTTCAGCAACTGATCCCACTCTTTAATTCTAACATCCCAAGAGTAGAAATTGTCATAGTAAAGTTTTTGTTGGTGGATCATGTGCTCGACATCATCTTTATTTTCACCCAAAGTTTGGATCATATTATCTAAGATACTTGTGAAAATATTAGCATGCTTGTTGTGATCTTCTGTCCACTGATATGTAATACCCCAAGATGCTGCTGTTTCAGGAAGTGCAGCATAGTTAGGAGCAAGCATCAAGCAACCAGCGTCCAAAGCTTCAATTGCACAAAGACAAGAAGTTTCAGGCCATATATTTGGATATGCAAAAATGTCTGCCTTTTTTAAAGCATTTCTGATGACAGAGTTAGGCTGCGTTCCATGATAGTTTATCTGAGGGTGTTGTCTGCATCTGTCGAAAAGGTCTTCATAAGGCTTATCACGTTCAGACCAACCATAAAGATTGAAACTTGAATAAACATCTAGCTCAATATTGTCATATTTTTCCGAAAGATATTCGAAAGATGGAATCAGTATTTGAAGTCCACGGTGTGGTGTTGAATGATAAATTAATCTGACAACACCATCTTTTGGCTTTTCTTTCAATTCAATCGGTTCAATTGCATTTTTAATAACATAACAATCATCCCATTTGAGACCATATGTATGAATATATTCATTCATTTGCCAATTTGAAACAAAAACAAATTTTGCAAATCTGTCTCGACTGTCTTTATCAGCTAAGTGATGTGATTCTGGATCATTAGGAAGATCGTGCAACCACAAGATAGGAATTTTGTTTTCATCAATATCCCTAACTCTTGAACAGATAATTTGAAATTTGTCTGCCAATTCTGGATCTAATTTTTCAGCTAATGCAGTTGCCATGAGTTCAGTACCACCCATGGCATTTTCACTCAATTCATTTCTTTCAATTTCAGTCATTCTATCCCTTAAGTATCATTCTATTAACAGATTCTGTCAACTCAACGTAACCACCAATCTTCTGCCCGTCCAAAACAATAATTGGAACAGTTTTAACACCGGGAAACATTTCAAAAAGATCAGTTTTGGATACATCTCTTCCTAAAACATACTCGGTGTAGGTATGTCCTTTCTCTTTAATAAGCTCCTTAGCTTTAACACAGTAAGAACAGTTCTCTTGAGTGTAAATTACATAGTTGTTCATTTCTTAACTCCTTGTTAGTCATAAATAACAGTAAACATATTTAATGTCAACAGGAGTCAACATGTGTGTTGTCATCGCTAAACATCTTCCAGAATACGGTTGGGTTCTTGCTAAGAACAGAGATCGTAACTATAAGCCTGTTGTTTCAATTAAACAGTCTAATAGAAATGGTGTGCAAAGACTTTATATGCAAGATGATAAAACTCGTTACACTGAGGGTGTGAATGAGTTTGGTGTTGCAATTCTTTCTGCATCAATCATGGTCAAAAAAGACGAAAAGGAAGGTGCTGCTGCAAGTTCTGACGATCAGTCGGAAAGAACATACTATGCACCCGATGGCATACGTATCAGAACAGCTTTGTTCAAAAAGACTGCAAAGGCTGCTCTAGATACTTTAATAAAGTTACAAATACCCGGAAATACTCTGATTGCTGATCCAAACGATTGCTACATTCTAGAAGGTGCATTCGAGGATTATCACGGACCCAACAAAAAATACAAATACACATTCAAAAAATTAAGTAAGAATGATGGTATTGTGAGAACAAATCACGGGATCGATATGCCTTGGGCTGGATATCAAAACAATAAAGACAATCCACACGAAAAGGCTTCCCGTGAATCTTCCGAAAGTAGAATGAAAATTGTTTTAAAGCAATTGAAGTCTATTAAGACACCTGAAGACATGCTTCAAGTTCTCTCTTCTCGTCCAGAAAAGGATCCTCAAATGAATCCTATTCGTGTTGATGAAAGAAGAAAATCCATGAGAACAACAGGTCAACTTCTTTGCATCCCAAAGGAGAGAACACTTCACTATCGTCCAACATATTCTGAAATTTCTCTAAAGAACTACAATGCTTTAAACCAACAAAAAAGTAAGACATTCTTTGAAGTGATTTCGTCAAGAAAACTTTTCGACATCTAGGGAAACTAAAATGATAAAAAGACTGCTAATTTTAGCAGTGTTCTTTACTATTCCTAATATTGCCTTTTCACAAAATGATCCAATCGTGACTGAAAATTATAACGAGAGCACTGTAGATACGACAAGTAACTCGACAACAACGGTCATTTCTCCACCACCATCAGCGATATCACCATCCATAAACAACTCAAATTCTGATCTTTGTACTGTAGGTGTTTCTGGAGCCGTACAAACACAAATTTTAGGGATTTCTGCTGGGTCCACAGTTCGTGACATGAATTGTGAAAAACTCAAGAATGCTAAAACACTTTATGATATGGGAATGAAAGTCGCAGCAGTATCCGTTATGTGTCAAGATCCAAGAATTTTCCAAGCAATGATGAATGCTGGAACACCCTGTCCTTTTGATGGAATGATCGGTGAATCTGCCAAAGAAGCTTGGGAAAACCCAGAAAACAAACCTCTTAGACCAGACCAACAAAATAGAGGATTAAATCTTGACTCTGATACTAAGACTACCCTTATTGGCGGTGGCATTGTCATTGCTCTGTTGGCAATACTCCTACAGTGAGACAATATACGGTTTAACAAACAATGCAGCTTCTGACGGTTTATCTTGGTCGATGAATGGTGTTTTACCTAATTCTGCGGCACCAAACGTATCGCTACAAGTCAACGGTGTTACTTATTATTACGTAATGACTAAAGAAGCTGAAGATGATGCAACAGTATATATTAGAAATTCAGATCCTGTAAATGGTGGTTATATTTTTGAGGAGGTGGATGACTGGTCTGGACTGGACGGAACAGCAATACAAAAATACTTCAGATTCGCAGGAACTCCAGCACAAAATTGGGGTGACGGAGAAATTTCTGTTCAAGGAAATGGCACTGTAAGTGATGCATCTGTAATATATTTGTATCGTATGGATATAGATGAACAACAAGTTATATGTACTACACCAATTGTTAGCCCCGAATGTCCCGGATACTTGGATGCTTTGTATAAATACTTGTCCGAACTGGAAAATCTTTCACCAGAAGATCCATATTATGATCAGTGGGTACAGATTCAACTTGAAAATGAAGTGGATGTCGAATCTGTCAATTTGCAGGAAGTTACTGAAGACACTATTGATTTAGAAAAAACTTTAAAACTAGATCCTAATGTCGGAGGACTTATTGACTATACGGAACAAGATTCTATTTTTAATAATCTTGCGGTTCCATACAAAATAGAGCCTTATTATGAAGCTGATATATATGGTGGTGAATACGAAGAAAATTTAGAACTTGAAGACAGCTTAATTGTTGACAACAAAAGAGCACTGAGAAAATTGGCAAATGATGCCAAACATAGATTAATGGTTAGCTCTCAATATAACAGAGAATAATAACCGGAGAACAAAATGTTCAGAATTTTTACAGTCTGTGTTGCCATTTTTCTTTCTAACGTGGCACACGCCAATCAAACACCAATCACAGGAAACGTTTCCTCAAAATGCTCTATCTTTACAGATATCACTGGCGTTTACGGAAACCCATCACCCAACACTTTAAGTACAGATCCAGTTGACGGCGGTGTAATTCCTGTAGTCCGTTATGATGTTTCTATTGCCGACTACTATACCGCTAAAATTTCTTGGCCTAACTCATTTGTTACCTCTCCAGCTTTAGATGATGCTCTAGCGTGGGATGGTGAAGTGGAAGTTTTATCTGTTTCTGATACCAATATGGCTGGTTATGAAGCCGCTAAAATCGAATACGACAACGTAACAGAATACGATCTTTCTGTTGCTGGCTCTACATGGTTTAAAGTTACTTCAGAAGTATCTTACGGCTTCGACAAATCATTTCCGGGTGGAGAATACATAACTAACGTCTCCGCTGATTGTATTGCAAAGTAAACTGAGATGTTACGAACACTTATTGTTTTAGCTGTTACTTTGTTAGCAGCTAAAACATCATTTGCACATGAATGGACACCAACTTACCCTAAGTTTGAAGCATCATTCGTAGAAGGTATCGCTGTGACTCAAATGAATATTTTTAACAGAAGAGAAGATATTAGTTTTTATGAAATTGATATCTATGACGCTGATTGGAATCCAATACCTTTTGCAACAAGAAGTAAAATAGTTGAAGTAAAATACTTAGAGCAAAAAAATATAGAAATATATATTCGTGAAAAAGATTGTGATGATATCGAGTATATATGCAGCAGATCAAAAATACTAAAAAAAGACTCTGCTCAAGCTGGTATAAATTCTAGAATATGTTCGAGACTCAGATGAATGATTATAAAACTATAAAGTTTATTATTTGTATTTTGTCGGCCCTTCTTTTTTGTGTTTGGGTTTCCGCAGCATATGGTCAATCAAGTTCCCTCAACCTATCAATTCCAACGGCTCCCGGATCCTATCAATCAGATAGATTTAAATCTGGTGATCTAGATTGCTCAAATGCAATAGGATCAGCTACAAATTTAGAATTTGGTGTCACTGGAATAATAGGAAAAGGTTATACCGATCCACTTCAAGGATTTGTCGATACCAACAGAGTTGGAGACATAGGTGTTTTTGCCAGAATAGTCATACCCCTCGGCAAGAAACCAAAATCGAGAGTCGATTGTAACAGACTTTACGAATTAGAATTAAGAAAAAAACAATTAGAAGTTATGAGACTGGAACAAGAAATCCAGCAACTCAGAGTATTGCAGTTCCAAGGTGGTTAGAGGAGAAACTTATGTACGAATATAGATGTAAAATATTAAGGATTGTTGATGGTGACACAGTAGATGTCGATATTGATTTGGGATTCGGTGTGTGGATGCATAAAGAAAGAGTTAGAATGATGGGTATAGACACTCCAGAATCTCGTACAAGAGATTCTGTAGAAAAACAATTTGGTTTAGCTAGTAAAGATAAACTAAAGAGCCTTTTACCTATTGGCTCAATGCAGATTCTGAAAACTGAAATTGATAAAAGTGGAGAAGATGCCAAAGGTAAATTTGGTCGCATACTTGGCGACTTTTTAATTGAAGGCAAAAGAGCTTCAGAAATCTTAATCGAAGAAGGGTTTGCCGTAGCATATCATGGTCAAAGTAAAGATGATATTGAAGAAATGCATTTATCTAACAGAGAAAGATTAATTGCAAAAGGTATCGTAATTTTAGAAGGATAAAAAAATGGAAAACGAAAAAAATCAAGAAATCGTTGATATGCCAGAAGGTAAAATGGAGATTTCTCTTCGTATTTTAAGCAATGAATTGGTCGGCATTAAAATGTCCGTCGATGATATGAAAATGAAGTGGGTTGTTATTGGTGTTGGTGCAATTGCTCTTATGCTTTGGGCAGCGTCTTCTTTTGCACCAGATTTAACATCAGCATTTGAAGGTCTTAGTCCACCAAATTTAGGAGAATAGCACTATGGCAGCTAAAACATTAGAAAAAGATTCGATTTATAATCAATTCGATGCTGACGGTGATGGTGTTATTACAGATGAAGAAATGGCAAAAGGTGAAAGAATGCTTCAGATTGAAAATGAAGATAAGAGGCAAGATGCTCAAAGAAATATGGCATGGTTTGCTCTTTTTGGTATGCTTCTTTATCCATTTGCCATCATCCTAGCTAGTGTTGTCGGTCTTGAGGGAGCCTCTGGACTTCTTAAAGATATTGCCCCTACATACTTTGTTTCTGTTGCTGCAATCGTTGCAGCTTTCTATGGCAAAGAGGCTTTAACAGCAAACAAAAAATGATTTCAATTTACGAAGATACAGAAGAAGATCTATATTGGAAGACAGCAGATCCAGATGAATTATGGGTGGTGGATAAACTTATCCTATCACGTAAGCTTGGCTATACGTGTGGTCCTGTAGGAACAGATGTTCCTGAACCAAACTATTATATCGTTAGGCCATGTGTTAATGCACTTGGCCTTGGACTTGGTGCCAAGAAACTCTGGATCGAAAAATATACACTGAACTTAAATGTTGGTCACTTTTGGTGTGAGTGGTTTGAAGGTAGACACCTATCAGTTGATTATGAATACGGCCAACAAGTTCTTTGTGTTGAAGGAATAAAATCAGACGACACGTTTGTTAAATGGGACAGATGGATAAAAACTGATGACCAAGTGCCGTTCCCTGAAATACTAAAAGACTTTAAAGATAAGCCGAGAATAAATTGTGAGTTTATTGGTGGAAAATTAATCGAAGTACATTTTCGTTCCAACCCAGATTTTCGTAAAAATATTTCTGAATTTATCCCGGTATGGAAAGAACAAAAAACAACTCCACCAAAAGGGTACGACTACATAGAGGATCCTGACATTCACGACAGAATAGGAGCATTTGTGAAATGGCAGAAAAAGACTTAGGTGAAGAATTAGAAAAATTAGAAGATGGAATAGAAAATTTAAAAAACAAAGAGTTTAGAATTCTTGGAATAAAGGTAACTGCAGTAACGGCAGGTGCAGCATTTGGTGTCGTATCAACTGTTATTGGCGGTCTTTACGGTGCATTCACAGTCTACAATGATTATATGGATATGAAGGAAATGATCACGTCATACGTTGCTCCAGATCTCTCTGGTATCGAAGAGCAACTTTCCATAATTCAAGAGCAAATGAAAGCTGCTGAAGATGCAGTTCTCCAAGCTACAGATTATGCAAGGGACATCCGTAATGACCTTAAGGAAGATGTAACAAGAGTAGAAGACTTAGTTGATCGACTTAAGGATGACGTTAGAGCTTCCGAAAAAGAAGTAAGGGAGATGATTGATTTGGCTGATCAAAGATACGACAACAAAAGAGATCAACTATATCAAGATACAGATAGAGAAATGAGAGAACTTGAACGTAGAATGTCCGATAAAATACAGATGGCTCTTGACAATCCATTAGCAAATTAGTAAAAACTAAATATTGTTGTGCATACGGCACATCAATTCAAAAGGAGAAAACAATGGATATTGTTGGTAAAGTAAAAGGATGGGTTGGAAACTTAGCCGATTTAGGCGTAAGTCTCCTTGCTCTCACTATTGTTGCTGAACTTTTGGGGTTGGGTTCCGTACCCTTTATGCCAGATGGTATCAGTGTCATTGATAATGTTACTGGTGTAGTAGAAACACTCGGATCTAGTGGTCTAGTTGGACTGTTAGCCGTTTGGGTACTATGGGCAATCTGGCAGCGTAAATAAAAAAAGGGGCTTCGGCCCCTTTTCTTATGCAATTATTGCAGAAATATGATCTTCGAATTTTTCCACTCTCTCCAACCTATTAGGCCAATAAATGTAATCCTTTTCAGGATTCTTTTTAAGATTGCTTAGAAGAGGTATAATGGCATTGTACAAATTATTCAGCTTCTCTTCGTAAGTTGATGCAGTTGCAGATGCTTCTTCCGCTTCAGCAGTTGCCTTCTGAAAAGACTCCAGTTCAGATTCATCAACAGCACTGAAGCCAAAATCAAAAATTTCTTTTGTCATTCGAAATGTTGTCCTTCTTCTATCAGAATACCCTCGGCAAAAATACCAACTTCGTTAGTTTGGTTGGAGGATTTCGCTTCAAAAACAATATCGGTATTGCCAGAATATTTAAAAGGAAGTCTTCTTTGAATATTCATTTGATTAGTAAAAGTAGTTTCTGCAACCCTCAAATTAACTCCACTATCTAGTTTAGAGAAGTTTCTAAATGTAAGATATTTGTTAGCGTTAGCTGTTGCAGAGAATGCATCGATTCTGTAAAGATAGAAATTGTATCCTGCAGGTACTGTGTAGAAAGAAGTTTGATTCTTACCATCGCCTCTTCTTATCTTTCCGTATACTGGAGATCCAGTATTTCCACAAAGAGTAACCACTCCATTTGCATTTCCTGCAGTGGTAATCATTGTGTTAATTCTAAAGAACTCTTTGGTAAGATCAACCTCTGTTGTTCCATTTAGATTAACTATTTCAACAAGAGATTCATAGTTAGAATCTAAACCAATAATCTTGATTGTTACGTCTGTATCTGTGGCATCAGAACTTTTAATTTCCATACCAACATTAGAGGTAGGAAATGGATAAGCGGTATTTGATTCCCAAAGAGGAATAAATTCAGTTGATACGTTTGCATTATAGCCAAAGATGTTAACGACCTGAGAATACTTAGTAAGACCTCTTGCTATATTCAGCTTGTCATCATCTGTGGCGTAGAATGTAGGATTGTATGCCATTAGTCGAGAATAGCAATGCTCGTAGCATTAGCCCCAGCACCAGATGCAAAAAGGACATCACCAGCGTCTTTTCTTACAAACGATTCTTGATCAGTAAACATTGAAAAGGTTCCGATCTTAGTATTAGACGAATCAGATCTTGTGATAGTAAGATCACCAGCACTCAAGTTTACAATTCTCACCATCGTAGCAGAACTAACGGTGTTGCCTACTGTAGAACTAAGAGCTAACTCTGTAGATAAAGGTTTAATTACTTTTGCCATTGAAGCCTCCGTTTTCCTTTATTTATAGATGGTGCCGCCACGGGGACTCGAACTCCGGACCTGATGATTACAAATCAACTGCTCTACCAACTGAGCTATAGCGGCACTATAAATTAAGAAAAGTCTAAATCGACCTTAACCCACTCTAGATTATTATCACCATCAACATATGGTAATTCAACATCTTCATAGTTGTCAAGAATTAATGGAGAAGCATCACCAGAAATTTGAACTAATCCAAATTCATCAAATGTATTAACTTTAATTCTATAGTCGCCTGTAATTATGTTTGGATCATCGGCTCTAATCCACTCATTAACAGCTTCTAGTGTTTCATGAGCATCAACACCTTCAGGATCTTCAATCAAAAACTTTAGACCCATTTGAGGATCTTCAAAAAAGTCAGCATCATGTACATAAGAAATTGAAAGTGTTTCATCTTCATTGTCTGGAGTAAAGAAAACATCATATACCTTCCACATAGAATAAACTGTGGCTATGATTCCGAATCCAGTAATCAGTCCAAATAACATTTATTTCTCCTAAAATTACATATAAACTATGTATAGTTAGCAGAAAATTTTTTTGTGTCAAATTATTTTTATCTACACAAAAGTTTTATTGTACTGATTGTTTACTCGAACAAAGGTAGCACATTTAGGAAGATCTTTGAGTTTTCTTGCTCCAACATACGTGCAAGCAGACCTTACCCCACCCAATATGTCCTGAACTGTCTTAGATACCGGACCTTTATATGGAACAGTAACTTCTCTACCTTCGGAAGCTCTGTAATCTTTTAGACCACCGGAATGCTTTTGGTTAGCGGTTGTAGAACTCATTCCGTAAAAGCTAACTTTACCGTCAACAATATTACCACCACCTTCATCGTGACCAGCAAGCATCCCACCAAGCATCACAAAGTCTGCACCAGCGCCAAATGCCTTTGCTACATCACCAGAACAAGTGCAGCCACCATCAGCAACAATGTGGCCGTTAAGGCCATGTGCAGCATCGGCACATTCAATGACAGACGAAAACTGAGGATATCCCACACCAGTAACCATACGAGTAGTACAAACACTGCCGGGACCAATACCGACTTTAACAATATCAGATCCATTAAGAATCAACTCCTGTGTTTGATCAGCGGTAACTACATTTCCAGATATGATAATATTATCATCTCCGCAAAGATCACGTACCTTTTTGACAAACTCAACAAACTTTTCCATATACCCATTAGGTGTATCTATACAAATAATAGGATAAGTCTTTCGGAGTTTAGAAATTTTTTCAAAGTCTGAATCTTGAATACCAACAGAAATACAGTTCAATATGGAAGCATTTTCATCTTCAAATTTCATCAATTCTTCAACAGAATAAGATTTGTTGATTGCAGTGATCATATCAAATTCTAGCAATTTTTCAGACATCGATAATGTTCCAACACCATCCATGTTAGCGGCGATAATAGGAACAGCAGTTATACTGAATTTTGCATGTGGAAACTCAAATTTTCTTTCGAGTTGCACTTCTTTTCTAGACTCTAGTGTAGATCTTTTAGGTCTTAAGAGAACATCTGAATAGTCAAGCTTAACTTCATTTTCAATATACATAAGAATCTCAAAAAGTGGCCTGCCCGGTACGACTCGAACGTACAACCTACGGTTTAGAAGACCGTTGCTCTATCCAGTTGAGCTACGGGCAGATTATTTTCCAAGAAGCCTAATGGCTTCAGCCTTGGAAATACTACCATTCTTCTCCCAGATGTCAACAATGTCTTTTCGAGAGTTAGGAGAAATTAACCCCCACTCTCTAACAATAGCTGATCTACCTCTTCTCTCGACCCATTGATTAAAATTTTTCATCGGTTTTGCTCCTTCAGATATTGCTAGTAACACACAGAAAATTTTAATACCTGTTTTGAAGAAAGCCATCTCTTCTAAATTTTCCGTACATAATTTCTCTCTGTCTAAATTCACAGTCTACAGCATCTGTGCTTTTCGAGAGGTAGTATTCCTCTTCCGACATAGACATTCTTTCTCTAATATCTTTGAGCTTTTTTCCAATATTTTTAAGCACCGAGTCTTCTCCTAATTTCTTTAATTGCAAAGTCTTCAGTCAGACCCATTTTTTTAATAGCCTGAATTTCATTTTTGTATTCCACTCTAAGAAAATGGTCGAATACATAATCTTTGCTGTGAACTTTATTTTTTATTGATTTTACGAATTCGAACATGTCAATTCTCCTTTAAACACCATATTACTTAGTGTCTTAAAGGTTGTATTTTTAGTGCCAAAAAAGAGAATTACCTTTGCACTATTTGCAAAGAACTTCTACAAACAGATCGTAAGAAGTAAAATTCCACACATCATTGTACATAATACCGTAACAATTAAAGTCCTTAAGGTTGTGTAACACGTATCTTCCCTTACGATTAAACTTCATAAAGAGAAGATTGACATCACCTTCATCTGCAACATCAAGGAGTTGATCGATCCACTGATCAAGCTGGGGTATTTTTGTATTGTGGAAAAGTCTGTGAAACGGAAAGTCTTTGTAAGATTTACACTCTACATTCCAATTAGAATATGAAGGTCCGGGTATAATATCCCCCTTAAATGATCTAATCTGACCTTCGTGAAGAATCTCTTTCTTCTTAGAATTAGAACCACCAATAAAAGCACCAGAATAAGGGACACGAATAAATGACTCACCCAATCTCTTGGTTAAATCATTTGCGATCTCTCTTTCAAAAGAGGATCCTTTTCTTTTCGAAGCCGATCCACCACTAGACATATATTGGTAAACCAAGACCCTCTAAAAGTCCGGGGGTAGTCATTGAAATAACATTCTTATCATTCTGACCACCCCAAACACCTCTTGGAGATTCTACTACTTCATTAACGTCATTCATGGTACTTTCCCTTGACCAACAAATGACTGGGTAAGGATCTGCTGCTACAATAGGAACTTTAGATTCATTATTAATAAAAAGATAATGATCTATTCCATAAACCAAACCAACATCCTCAAGATGTTTGATCATTCCTTCAGCAGTTTCTGGGGTGATAGCATAAGCATGTGTTCCAATAGCTTGTTCTATTGCAATCAGCCTTCTAACCCTAGATTTCGGGATATAAGTTTTTGTATCCCTCATTCTGGGACCAAGATGAACAACGTAACTGTCCGGAACATCAAAATTTCTAAAATTTCTTAAAACGTAAGCATCATGCTCTAAAATAGCACAAGGCTTTCCAATTTCTACGACACGTCTTAATGCTTTAATATGACTTGCTGTACAACAAGCATTTCCCATTTCCTGACATTCTTTGTGATCAGTTATGGTATTCTGAAGAATTTCAGCCATTTCCCAATCTACCTTCATACCTACCGATGCAGCAGCATCTTCGACATTTAGATTTTCGATGGCTGAAATATACTCAGACTTCATATTACACCGTTCAACAGAATCAGCGCAGTCTTTAGCATACTCTTGACTGCGCTGATTCTTGTCTCGACGGATGATCAAACAAGTTTC